CTTGGCGCTAACCGTCATTGCCGCCCACCTCGCAAATCAGGTCCGTCCACTCCTTCCGCGCGAAGTCGTGCCTGACCTGCTTCACGTCATAGTTCTGGCCGTTATGCACCACGCGCTTGGCGGCATCCACGTCCGTGCGATACCGGATGCGGAAGCTGTAGGCGTTGATCTCTACGCCATCCAGCGATGCCTTGATGGTGTTCAGGCCGTTTGCGCCGCGAATGTCGGCCCACACCTGCGCCAGATCGGCCCACGTCTGCACGGGCTGGCCAGCGTCGTCCGTGCCGCTATCGCGCGTCTGGAGCGTGATGAGATGGCGGAGCGTGCCGGCTTTCACAGCATCATCCGGTACGGGAACAGCAGCGCGTCCACCGTCGCATTGCGGGCCAAGGTGTTCTCCACCTTCGCCTCGCGGTTGGCGTACAAGTCCGCGACCAGGAGCAGCACCGCCGCCTTCAGGGGCGCAGGCACGGTCGTATAGCCGCAGGTGAAGCGCACGCGCACCGAGGCCAGCGTGTCGGCCGTGGGCCAACTGGAATCGGTCCACACGCGGCCTCCGGGGAGATCCGTGCGGTAGTCCGCCGGATCGAGTGTGGTTTCCACGCCGTCCACGTCGTACTTCACCGACGTAATGCCGGTGATCGGCTGCTTGAGCAAGCGGATCGCACCACAGGGGAAGCCGTCCAGCGACTGCTCCCACGTCTCGCTCGACAGAGGAGCGCCTAACACGCCCTCGACATGTGCCTGCGCAGCGAGGATGTACGCCCCGAGGATCGTGTCGCTGGCCGTATCCGTGATGTTCAGGTGCAGCTTGGTATCGGCTAGGGTGACGGCCTGCGACCCAGGCGTAATGAGCTTGAGCGCCACGCCGTCCTCCGGTTATTCGTAGGCCGCAACGGCAGCCGGGTTGTCATCGGCGACCCCATCGGCCACCAGTGCGGCAATCTCGGCCGCGTCGAGTTCGACAACCTGCTGGCACTTGCCCGCACGGCAGTCCACGAGCAGCAGCGCCTTGCGCGTGCCCTCGGGTTTCGCTTCCTTCTTTGCCATCCAGTCCTCCAAAGAAAACGGCCCCCGAAGGGGCCGTTCTCGTCACGGCTCTTAGGTGGCCGAGTTCGCGTAATACTTCACGGTCGCACCCGAGAGGTCGATCAGGTTGCCGCCAGCGCGCATCCACGCGAGGAAGCCGACCTGGCCGTTCTTGGTGTAGGCCGAATCGGTGAAGCGGAACAGCGTGGCCGACATCACGTCACGGATGCGGTAGTTGCCGAGGCGACCGAACAGGATCGACTTGGCATTGGCCGCCATCGTGGCAACGTCCTGGTTGATCACGATGTCGTAGCCGAGCAGCGTGTCCGGCGCGCCGCCCGGAACACCCGTCTCGTAACCCGGCACGAAGATCGGACGCGACTGGCCGTCCTTGATCTTGCGGATCACCTTCACCGATGCGTCGTTCATCATCCACGACAGCTTGCCGCCCTGACGGTACGCCGGGTCGATCGAGTGGATCAGGTCCACGAGGTCGTCGTAGATGACCGTCGAGGTCTGACCGGTCGTGCCGGTCTTGCCCGAAGCCGCCGCCGTCACGATGCCCTTCGGCTGCGAGGAGCCGGTGCCCGTGGTGAAGTAGGTGTTCTGCACGCGGCCAAGACGCTCGGCCAGCAGATCGACCACGAGCGCGTCGATGTTGATCTGCGAGTCCTGAAGCAGCTCGAACGGCACGGTGACGACCTTGGAGCTGAACTTGTAGACGTTCAGGCCCACGGTCGAGAACGCGGCATCCTGCGAAGCCGCCGCCGCATTTTCCGCGACCAGCTCACCCGTGTTGCTGGTGTCGTCGCAGGTCGGCCAGTTCATCGGATTGCCCTGCGAGGTGTGGAACACCGTCGCCACCGAACGCATCCCGCCGTACGCCTTCATGCCCTTGATGAGTTCAGCCGCCACGTCGGTCTGGACGGTGTAACCGCCTTCCGAGTTGGTGCCGACCGACATCGTGTTGCGAACCGACTGCCACTCCTGCGCCGAGAGGGCGTTATCGCCGCCACGGAGCCACTTGTTCAGCAAGGCATTCTTGGGCTGGTCGGTGACTTCGATGCCCATCTCACGGGTCTGGCGAGCAGCATCGAGCGCCAGGATGTCGTTCTCGCGCTTGATCGCCGCATCGACGCGGCCGATCTCGTCCAGCTTTTCGTCGTACTGCGCCTGCGCCTTCTCGTCCCAGCTCGCGGCGGGAGTGTTCTCGTGCAGATTGCGGGCTTCCTTAGCCAGCGCGTTGCGGCGCTCCCGCATGGCCTGAATGGACTCAGCCATCTGTGGTCTTACCTCGTAGGTTAGGAAATAAAAAAGCCGCCTTTCGGCGGCTTCTCTGGTGCGCGGGAGCGAATCCGTTACGCAGCAGCTAGGTCGAGCAATCGCAAGGCCCGTTCGCGGGCGGCTGCAATCTGCTCGTGTTCTTTGTTCTGATCAGGGGTGGCCTCGCTAACCGCAACCTCTTCGCCAAGCGCGACCGCTTCCGGAGCCTTCGCGTAAGCCGTCAGGTTCCAAGCGTTCTTCGCCTTCTCGGCCTTCGGCTCCAGCTCGTCGGCGAAGCCGCGCGCGATGGCGTCATCGGCTTCCATCCACGTCTCGGCGTCCATCAGGGCCGCCATGTCCTCGCGGCTTGCGCCGGTCTTGGCGGCGTACTGGTCGGCGATGGTGCCGTCGATCTTTTCCAGCAGCGACGCGGTTTCCAGCATCGCGTTCTTGTCGCCCATCTGGAGCGTCCATGCGTTGTGGATCATCAGCATCGAGCCGGGGGCCATGACGACCTCATCGGCCGCCACCGCGATCACCGACGCAGCCGAAGCGGCCAGAGAATCGACGTGGGCCACGAAGCGGGCCGAACTACGCTGCATCGCCGACACGATGGCGCGGGCCTCGAACACGTCGCCGCCTGGGGAATTGATGCGCAGGTGGATGGTCGAAGCCTTCGCCTCGTCCACGGCCTTCAGGAACTTGGCCGCCGTGACCCCGCCGCCCGTCCAGAAGTCCTCGCCGATCACGTCGTAGATGTAAATCTCGGCCTCGTCGCCTTTCGCCACCACGCGGAACTCGCGCGGGCGGTCTGCGTTGTCACGCAGCAGCTTGGGAAGTTGGAGCATTGGGATCGGGTTCCTGGGTGGTGGGGTCGTGCAGTTCGTCCCCGCCAGCAATCGGGGGCAGGTTCTTCAACTTGCGGACTTCGTTCTGCGTCATCCACGCGGGGTTCTGCGTCCCGCCGAGGGCCGCCTTGAAATACTCGGCCTGCGCCTGGAGGTCACCTTGCGTCAGGCCGTCACGGTTGAACTCAACGAAGTTGCGCGAGATGCGGAACAACTTGCGGTTCAATTCCTGCTCGAAGCGCCGCAGGTGCGGACCGAGCGTGTAGATCACGAAGGCCGTGCCCATCTGCTCGATGCCGGAGCCCCACGAGGTGGACTTCTCGGTTTCGCCGATCATGAAAGGCGGGACGCCAAAGGCGCGGGCGATGTCGATGACCTGAAACTTGCGCGACTCCAGAAGCTGGGCGTCGGCGGCGTTCATGGACAATGACGTGATGTCCAGCCCTTCGGTCAGAATCAGCGGCGTGCCCGGATTTGAGCCGGCTCCGTACTTGGCGACGAACGCCTGCCGGAACGTCTCCTGCAACTCGGACGACATCGAGGCCGGAGCCTTGACGACGTACTGGAGCTGCGCGCCCGACCCGTAGAAGTTGCCGGCGAACTCGTCGGCGCGGATGGCCGTGCCAATCGCCTGCCGTGCGGCGTGGCCGATCACCGACAGCGAACGGCAGCCGTCGAAGCCGCAGCCGGGGAAATGCAGCATGTCGTCCTGATCGACGGCGAACGATCCAACCTTGCCGTCGATCTCGTCCTGCACGATGTAGCGCAGGCGGCCGTCCACGCGCCTGACCGTCACCTGCTCGTGCCGAAGCGGAATGAGCTGGTCAACAAAGGGGCTCAGGCCGCCACCCTTGCGCTGGATCAGCACGAAGGCATCGCCTCGGAGCAACACCTGTGCGGTGACGTACTCCCACATGGAAGCTGCAGTAAACAGCGGGCATGGCTGCTCGTTCAGCAGCCACCAGTAGTCGTGCTTAATCGCCAGCCGCGAGCCGTCATCCTGCCGCTGGTAGGTCTGACAGGGCATCTGCGGGACTGCGCCCGAGATCAGGCGCACGCAGGCGTAGACGGCCGACACGCGCATGGCGGTGAACTCGGTCACGGGTACGCCAGCTGCCGTGTTGTTCGCGCCGAAAATCTGCCCCATCCGAACCGCGTCGGACGAGGGCACATCGGTGTATTCGATGGAGTTCGCGACGGTTTGCACCGCCCGATCAATGGCAATCGCCGCTTCCAAGCGATTCTTGGCAATCTTTGCGGAGTCTTGCATCAGATCACCACGAACCCTTGTTGAATGACGGTTGAAACCTGCTCGTGGCTTGCTGCCGTGCCAACGGCCATCGCCAAGGCCACCAGGCCGTCGATTCGGCCAGTGGACTTCTTCTTGGTGAACTTGCGGTTTTCCGCCGCGTCGATCTCTAGCGCCGCATTCGCCGCGCACATGTAGAGGACCGGATGATTGCCGTGCC